GAGCGACGGTGCATCACCACCGCCGAACCTCCCGATAATCTTAGACCACATAATCGCTCCTGTCTAGGGTGTTTACCCGGCCAATTTAAATAGTCTGCAATCTCTCAGAAACTGGCCCAGCTAGTTAGCACCGCTCTTACTTCCCATAATCCAAATCTCCCTCACCCGCATACCTCTTTTCATTCCCCTCTTGGGTACTACGCGCCATTTATGAATCTCCTACTTCCGCTTGGGTTTACGCTTTGGCTCAGTCCAGCCACTCCAAAACTTAACCGCACCACACTTACAAACTGTAATAAGCTCGTTCAGAGTTCCCGGCATCCATTCTCTGGTAACCTTCTCTGGCGGGTGCTTACATCTAGTCACTTGAATACCTCTTAGGCTATTTGCTCACAATTATTTTTATATTGTGAATCTGAAATAGCTTGCGGGTTTCCTTCCAAGGCTTACCATGATTAAGCCAACAAGCATGTTCTTTTGCTTGCTTAATCGTAAAGGAAACGCTAAAGGGATTATCGAAATTGAATAGGCCATACATATAAAACGGCTTCTTAACCATCTTTGCATGGGCTTTCTTTTGCTCTTCGGTCAATTTCATATTAGCCATTGGATTGTTCCTCGGTGAATTTCGCGCTCTTAACCGCTGCCATGAAAACAGAATAAGCCGCATCGGTCATCTGACCTATCAGTTCGTCATGGAAATAAACATCGGGAAGTTCGGATTTATCCGAATATTCATCATGCCATTTTGCTAGAGCCAAATAGATTGTTGCGCTTAATGCCTTTTCGTTCATTTCCATTACTGCGTTCTCCAAACTCGGATGCCTTCCGGCAGATTGCGATATTCAAACTTCTTGGGCGCATATTTCTTTTGCGCTCGGTGAATGCGGCTGGAAATAGCCTTCTTATGGATTCCCTTAGCCTTAAAAGAATCCCCCACCTCCATTTCCGCCCAAGGATATTCCTCAGGGAGATTATCGAGGCGTCCTGGAATCGGAATGCCTTTCTCTATATCTACTTTTGCGGGGCCGCGCCCAATTTTGCTCATGCAATACACTCCTGAATTTACTACATGGAAACTTTAGTAATACTCTTTAACTCTTGTTAGCCTATCTCTCAAGTTGTTCTATCAAATTGTCCCAAAGAATTCGTCAGTATTGAGCTTTGTTGGGTTCGCTCTATCTTCTCTCTCACTAACAAGTTCTCTATCTCAAAACACAGCATCACTCTTTCACTATCTCTTGCTGCCTGGATTATCTCTGCAAAACTCATCCCTGCTCTTATTTGAGTCATGGGCCTGGAACGGAGTTCTTCTACTAACCTTTCGAGTTCTGTTTGGAGGTTCATTGTATGAACCACACGCCAATAAGGCATGCGACTCCTACCATGAATGGACCAATAGCCCGAGCATCTTTACCTTCCTGTATGAACATGCCATTAACCGAGAAGCAAATTGCCGCAATGATTAATACTGCTATTCTCGCAACTATTAAAGCATTCATTTAGAGGTCTCCGGGTTAAGGATTTGTCTCACGCGTTCGCGGCTCAGGTTGTGCATATCCCCAATAGCTTGGAGGGTATAGCCGTTATCTTTTAGAGCCCTAAACTTCGCCCGGCGTTTCGCGGCCCGGGCTTTAAGCCGCTTTTGGTAATGGTTCATAAGGGTAGTGTATAGGAGAAATAAATTCTGTCAAGCTATTGACACTGGAATATTGCGGGTCTATAGTCTCAATCGCATAGGGCTAGGGCGGTTCTTTCCGCAAAGACCTAGTGACCAGGGCACCGGCCCGCAGCAAATTCGTGATGATGCGCCCGCGAGGGGACCAGCACATAACGCCCGGTAGCCGATACGCGCATGGGGACAGCTCGGAGAGACGGCAAGATTTCAGATTCCCCCGATTCACTAAGGGAGCAGACAATGGGTAAGCTGATAGCGTTTCATGGCAAGACCAGCATCCGGGCTGAATATATCGCCCGTGTGAAAGCTCATGCCGCAGCGGACGAAATCATCCAAGGTAAGTATTGGGAGAACGGGAAGGGTTGCGCGGTGGGCTGCACCATCCACGGTTCCAACCATGCCGATTATGAGAAGGTGTTGGGTATCCCGCAGGTGTTGGCTCATCTTGAAGACAGAATCTTCGAGGGCTTGCAGAATGGGGAATCCAAGAAGTTCCCGTTGCAGTTCCTTTCAGCTATCAAGCCGGGCGCTGACCTTTCGATGGTGGGGCCTAAGCTCCTGTTGGCGATACAGAAACGTAATCTTAAGCGCCTTGACGCAAAGGCTTGGTCCGACCAGGTTAACGCCATTAAGCTGGTGATTTCGCTCTATTCTGATTTTATCGTGACCGGCAAGATGGATAAATCCGCCGCCAGGTTCGCCAGGTCCGCCGCCAGGTCCGCCGCCTGGTCCGCCGAGTCCGCCGCCAGGTCCGCCGCCAGGTCCGCCGCCTGGTCCGCCGCCAGGTCCGCCGAGTCCGCCAGGTCCGCCGAGTATTCCTGGATGGCCCGAGAGCTTCTTAAGCTACTCAAGAAGGCTCCGGTTGTTTCTAAGCGTGCAGCGTAGCCCCTTCAAAGGCCAGGAGAGAGCGAATGAGCGTCGGTCCAGATTTGGTGAAAATAGAAATTATCAAGCCTAGTCTGGAGCTTGAATCGGCTCGCATATTCGTGGACAAAGAAGTAAATATAGAAATGACAGAAAAATTACGCGTGGCTGGCGTTTATCCATTTTGGTATTCCTCGCACCCAGAGACAAAGGCAGGGATTTCTTATATCAGGTTCGTTGCTTATGGCGTGCCAGATGAAAAAGAGGCTATTTCACTTCAATGGGATAACAGAGCGGCACGTATCCGCATAGGATTTAAACCATGAGCGAATGGATTGCATGTGATGACCGTATGCCTGAACAGGGCGTAAGGGTCTTGGTATGGGCTCCTGAGCACCATGCGGATGAAAGCATCCTGACAGGAACATTTTGGAATGGACGCACAACGTTTAATTGGGATGACAGAAGCTGGAGACTTAGTAATGGAGACCTAATCAATCTCTGTGAAAACTCCAATGCAGTAACTCACTGGATGCCGTTACCGGAAGCTCCCATATGAGAACCCCCTCAACCGCAGCGCGTGAGGCCGCTAATGGCACAGACGATGCTTTGCTAAAAGCTGTGTGGGAACGGCTGTCCGCCAATGAGCGCATATGGTGGACGCTGGGAGGGCGCAGTGCATCCGAAGCTGTTACCCACGCTGGATTGATGCGCATGTCCCCCGAGGAACGCCGACTCTACGATATTCAGGAGGAGAAATGAGCGACCTGCAATTAATCGTGGTTTGCATCGTGCTGTTGCTATTCACTATCGCGCTGTTTATTTGGGCGTGGTGGAATCATTGAGATAAGAGTGATTCTTTATAAGTTGTGACCAGTGAGGGAAACGATGAGCGCCAATGAGACAAAGACTTTATTCAAGGCACTTCTGGCTCTGTGCTGGCTGCCCTTGGCTGGAATCGTCTATGCGCTGGCTTTCGGGGCTGGATTGATGAAGGTCGCCATGCGTGACGGCTGGAACGAGTTTAAGTGAGGGTGAAACATGACCGAGATTAAACCTGTGGCGCTCCAGATAGAGCGAATCATCGCCAAGCATCGCCGCCATGTGCAGATGAACCCGGGAGTTGGCAAGGAAAAACAGGATTATGCGATAGCCTGCCTTGACGATGTGGCAGATGACCTTGCGCGGTCTGTTGTCCACTCCGCCTCCGCCCCTGAGCTAGTGGCGGTGCTGACCAAACTCGCAGACTGGAACAAGCGTTACCCGAAGGGCCGCGAATGGCAATACGGCACGGCGGCCAGGATTGAGCGCGAACTAGACGCAATATGCGATGAGGTTGCGGCGCTTCTCGACCGTATTGAGGGGGAACAAAAGTGAGCGCCTTAGTCTGCCCGTATTGCGACAAGGAATGTGAAGCCGATTGCGAAAGCAACGAACCTGACCGCGTTTACGAGCATGAGTGTGAGAACTGCGAAAAGAATTTTGTCTACACGCTCGACTATACAGTGCATTATTCAGAGCAACAGGCTCCGTGTCTCAACGGCGCAGAACATGAATGGGTTCCTGTCAGAGGCTGGCCTGAGCGGGCTTTTGCAGGGAAACAGCGTTGCCAGCATTGCGATAAGCGCAGAGAGGTTAAGCCATGACTGACCATGCCCTTAAAGCGGCGCGGGAGATAGTAGGCAGATTCAGGACTGGCCTAATGTTCCGCAAGTTCTATCAAGTTGGCATGAACGATGCGTTAGAGCGCAGCGTAGATGGAATTGCCGAAATCGTCTCCCAAGCCATCCAGGAAGCCACCGGGCCTTATAGGGAATTGGCCGAAGACCATGCCGCGCAGGTTCGCAAGGTTGAAGATGATAAACACGCCCTTGAACTCGCTCTCGCCACCGAGCGCACACGAAGGGAAGAGGCGATAGCCGCGCTTAGTGAACTGCACGCCCAAGTCTTGGGTGAGTGCCCTTCCCTTCTGAATGAAGATAGCGGCGGGGATGCAAGGCTTGCGCTACGGATTGAAAAGATACTCAGTGAGGACCCCAAGTGAACATACAGGAAGCTGCGGAACAGGTGCGCGAGATTCTGGATGCTATCGCGCTTAACTCGAAGCGCTGTCAGGCTGGCGACCCATCATGCCTGCGAGAGGCAGCCTGGAATGACCTGGCTCGGTCTGCCATTCACGCTGAAGAAGCCCTCCGCGTATTGCTGGCGGCGGTGGAGGGGCAATCTCTGGCATGGATAAAAATTAGTGAGCGCGCGCCTGAAAATAAGCAAGATGTAATTTTCTTTACCGAATGGGGTGCGCGCGGCAAACAGTATTACAAGGGATTGGCTTTGCAGGGTCGTTTTGTTGACGGAGTTGCGTATCCCATCATGCCGGATGGTCTAGTGAATTGGGGATGGAGAACAAACCTGTGGATGCCAATACCGGAGAGGCCCAATGAGTAATCCTGACGCATGGATGAACCCTGAAACCCATAAGGTTGTAGGTCCAAAATTCCGTGACGAACTTGGAGAGGAAGAAGCTAAGAAATTTAGCGTTCCTCTTTATGCACATGCGGCCCCGTCTGCTGCTGCTCCATACAGGGAGCGGGAAGTCATGAGCAACGAAATAGCAAAGTGCCCGAAATGCGGCACCCATCCATTTCAGCATTGGCTTTATGGCTATACGCACAAGTGTCATGTCTGCGGCACTACTTGGAAAACTGAGGAGCCAGCCTTATGAACATCGAGAAACAGCATCTATATCAGGATGCTTCTGGAATTATCCATGCCTGTGAAGGCAGCGAAGTCCATCCCGGCATCTATCTGGTTTGGACAAAATGCGAACGTGACGTGCCGCGCAGTTAGCTGCCATCATCGCGAGCCATGCCCCCAAGGCTGTGCAGGAAAATCTAATCATTGAAGAGCTTTCTCAACAAGTCTTGAGCTATGCAAAAGAGAAAAGAAATCTAATTAATAAATTACGTGGCCGTGCAGAAGATTGGCGATGGAAAGCGAATTGTTCTGATATCGCAGATGCCCCAGCTAATCTAACAACGTGTGCTTCGGAAATAGAGTTCATTGCGAATGAAATAGATTGTTTCGCCCCACCCGAAGGCATGGGGGATGAGCATGAGTAGAGGAAAACAGATTAGCGCTGAATTTTATCAGGAAACTAGGATTAAGCTGGCCCAGGAAAAGGCGCGCAGGCTAGCGGCAGAAAAGGTTATCCAGGTCTTCGCTAATCAGAATAGTTGCCATGCAGATGTGTATAAAGAAATGCTCAATTACCGTAAGAAATATCCGGAGGGAACATGAAAAATAAACTCGCTACTCGGGAACTCCTTTTGTTCATGCCGGAAGATGCGTTAGCAATTCCGGGCTCAACTAATATCTGTTTCCGTAGGAATGCTAAACATTCAATAGAAGTGGATATTACAGGTAGGGTAGGTCATTCGGATTTGACGGGATATCCAATTATCGAAGAAATGACTATCTATCTAGGGAGAGAGGATATTACTAACTCTGTACCAGAGAGAATCCTACAAGACCTTGAGGCTAATATCCTTGAGGAATATGGGATTAAAGATGTTCCGGTGAAGGTATGAAATACATTATGGTGGACCAGAAGGAGAGAGGGAGTGAAAGGCGGAGGAAGATGAGATTGTGGGTTATGAGAGTGTTAGAGCGGTTCTAGTTAGCTGTCATTAGGAGGGGTTATGAGTGAACTTTGTCAGACTGCATCTGATATTTTAGAGATAGCGGATTGCCATGAAATCTGTGACCGTATCCTGACTATGTGCCCGCAAGTTAGTTTAGATGAAGTAAGGTTGCTCAGATGGAGAGCAACCGGGGCATATGATTCACCAAAAAATGAGAAGCAGCTAGAAATGGCTTGCTTTGGAGATAACGCATGAACTCAATTGTTAAGGCAGAAGCCCCAGAAGCTATTACGGCCTATCTCAAGGTCATTCAGGATGCTTCGGCTAATCCGAATATTGATGTTGCCAAGCTGGAAAAGCTCTTGGATATGCAGGAGCGCGTGATTAAGCATCATGCCGAGGTCGCCTTTAGCCGGGACTTTGCCAGGATGCAGGGTCAGATGCCTGTCATTACCGAACAGGGCGAAATCAAGGTAAACGGGCAGGTACGCAGTAAATATGCCCTGTTTGAAGATATTAACGAGGAAATCCGCCCCGTACTCCGTGAGCATGGGTTTTCAGTGTTTTTCAAGATAACCAGCGAACCGAAATCCGTTAAGGTTCAGGGTATTCTCATGCATGAAGATGGTCACCGCGAAATGACCGAAATGATGCTGGAAGCAGATGAATCGGGCTCTAAAAATACCGTCCAGTCCATCGGTTCTAGTGTGAGTTATGCGAAACGATATGTGCTTTGCGCTTTGCTCAATATCACTAGTCGAGGTGAAGATGATGATGGCAATGCGGGAGGGTCCACTATCCCCTCATGCTGGAGTGGCCCCAATAAGCGCAAGCATTATCTGAATGAGATTCTGCGATGCTGGGGTAAGAATGATGAACACTATCTAAGGCAGCTTTGGGATGAGCTTGATAATGAACAGCGAGAAGATTTATGGAAGGAAATGCGTAACCTTTCTACTCCTAGGAATGAGATTAAAGATATGCTTGCAAAATCTAAAGAGGAGCGTCAAGCATGAGCCGGGGAGTAAATAAAGTAATCTTGGTCTGTACAGTCGGTAGAGACCCGGAAGTAAAATATATGCCTTCCGGTGGCGCTGTGGTCAATCTATCGGCGGCAACTAATGAATCTTGGAAAGACAAGCAGACAGGAGAAAAGAAAGAACGCACGGAATGGCATAAGCTAACTTTCTATAATCGGCTGGCTGAGATAGTCGGAGAATATATCCGTAAGGGCTCACAGATTTACATTGAGGGCAGCTTGCGAACTAGAGATTATGAAAAGGATGGACAAAAGCATTACACCACTGAAATTCAGGTCCGGGAAATGCAGATGCTAGGCGGTAAAGTAGAGCGTCAGGAGAAGCCCGCTCAGACCGGGAACCAGTCCGGGCCAGATGAGGAACCATTCCAAGATGATGATATTCCGTTTTGAATATGGAAGACCTCCAATTCTCCCATCACTTCTCTATGGACCCTGTTTTCGATTCCGTATCGGCTTTGTATGCTTATGAAAAGCTAGATGATGCGGATTCAGGGGTTACTAGAGAACTATCTGACTCTGTAGTCTTGATGGACTTTGAGGAGATAGCCTGGAGCAGGTCTAAGGTTAAATCTGATGGGATGAAGGATTGGCACAAGGAAGCTAATAAGTTCAAGGTCAGGAAAGTACGCAAGCGGATTAACGTATCAGTCTGCCGTAAAGGACACCCTTTAGAGGGAAATGTCCTCGTACATAATGGAGCGAATACATGCAAGACATGCAATGCAGAGTATTGGAAAGAGTGGAAAAGAAAGAGAGAAAAGAAAGGCTTGAACGCCTTAGAGAGATTATAGGGTTAGAGTGTTTAGAGAATGCAGAAAAGCTAGGAAGGTGGAAAGAGAGGATTCCGGTTGATAAGAGGTGAAGAGTGATTCTTTATAAGTTGTCTTAGGAGATTCAAGGTGAGTCAAGCTATCTGTAGCGTGTGCGGTGTTCGTGGAACCGTTAACAATCAGCTTCCAAGCTGTGGGCGAGAAGATTGTCCTGATACAGCATTTGCGCGGGCCATGAAACCGTTTCTAGTTCCATCCCCGCTAGTTCCAACAGAAAAGCCTAATGAACTAATTAAAGAAGACCCTATGCCAACTCGCAAGCCTAAGCATTGGTCTCTATGGGCGCGCATAGTTCGCCGCGTGAAATTCTGGCTCTGCCCGCATTGGTCAATCCGCCATAACGGCAGACAACGGTATGAATGCAAATGGTGCACAGCGCAGAAAGAGCATTTCTACACAGACGGACCTTGGAAGCTCTATTGGCATCCTACTGATACATGGAGAAAGGGGTCTCGAGAAATAAAAAGGCGCTAACCCTTTAGCTAGCGCCTCCCACTTCCCCTGTAAGCGCTTAGGGGCCCTTCCGGCGGTTCGCCAAAAGGAGGGTCTAGAGTGAGTCTAGACGTAATTAGTATATCGAAAATTACCGATATATCTATAGGGTGAACCATTTAAATGACTTATAGGGTGACTTCCCTAACCCTTTGTAGCCCACGCCTTAACCATCTTCTCGGCGCTACGGCCCACTACATAACCCCCAAGGCCAATCTTAATTAGCTCCCATAGGTCTGGCGGGGTTGGCAGTGACACGGATTCATGCACGATACCCTGCGCATAAGGGGCAATTATGAAGTTATTGGCGACGATTGCGACAAATACCATCATAGTTATAGGTCGCCAGTTCCTTTGGAGCCAGGATTCCCCCTGAGCTTCTGCCTTGATAACCCCCGCTTGCTCAGTAACCACGGATGTATCCGCATTGATTATGAGGGCTTCTATCTGTGTGGAGAGTTGAGCGGCTAAATCCTTGTCCGGGATAGCTTTGCCTACAAGGTCGGTTATCGGTGAAACGAGACCTTTTAAGAAATCAGTTATGCCCATGTTGCAATCTCCGGCAGGTTAGCTATAGTTAAAAGGCATATGGTGAGTCTTCGGGCTCATGACTAGTGCCGCCGAGCCAGTAGACGGATGCGAAAAATCTGGACCGCGTACCCCTCGCGGAAACCTTCCCCTCCCTGGGAAGGGCGATGCAACGTCGCATGAGGAACCCAGCAACTTCTGTGACTTTGCTGGGTTTTTCATTTATAGGGTTTCTATGTAAGCATCTAAGCGGTCTACACGGGCAAGCCATCCTTTTAGAAAGACCTCTTGGTCCGGTCTCTGCTGTATGCGATTTCTATACCATTCGCGTCTTAGCGTGTTGTATGCCTGTGCCGTTTCAACCGGGTCTGCAATAGCAAGCGCAGAAGATGATTTAGAACCCCATATACCGTCAGGTGTGATGCCCAATGCCGCCTGTAGGGTCTTGAGGGCTCCCGATATTCCATGATTCACCGACCAATCAAAATGGCAAACGTCTAATGGGGTGTGCATTAATTGACACTTAGACGGCTCCCAGTACATGTTTTCATAAAGTTCCCGAGTCTCTGCATCTGTAATCAATGCTACGGACTGTCTTGGAAGCTTTCGGGTGTCGCGGTAATCATCATAACGGGACTGTGTGACGCCATGATTAGTGGCACCCCCAGAGTCGTGGGGATTATCAACAAAGCCGCCCTCTTCCCCGAGTGTAAACGTAATAGCGTGGTCAAAACTCAATGTATATGCTCCTTAATCCAATAACCGATTAGGCTCATCAAAGTAAAAGCGCCTAGCACGACACGAAACCATCCGGCATGTAAAAGGTATTCGAATAGGTCTCGCCAAAGTTCCCAATAGATTTCCTTGATAGCTTTCTTAAGCTCAGGCTTGAGAGTGGTCCTAAGTTCGTGCATGACCCTCGCGGCCATTTCCAGTGAGGCTTGTTCGGCTGCAAGGTCAATGTCGCTTTGTCGTCTACGCACATTAATGCGGAACCACTGGCGCACCAGCTTTTACATACTGCACAACAGCCCATAGAGAAGCTAGGGCAATGAATCCTAGAATCATGGCTGCACTTCCCTTCGCTAACGAATAAAGGAAATCTGCCCATGAGATATTCTGATTAGAGTCCCCCAATGAAGGGAAGCGGACAGCCATCTTATCTACCACCTTGTTAGCTATCGTCTCCATCATTTCTCGCTCGCGGAATGACCATGTGTAATCATCCGGCTTGCTCATAGCTCATTCCTTTGGTGTTTTTAATCTTCCGTGTTATCTCTATTAGTTGTGTTGCGATTCCATGCCATATTGAACTAGCGAATAGAAGCGAAGCAATCTGGGCACATTGGATGAAGTTCATCGAGTAGAAATAGAAGACGCTGGGATAAAAACCCATAGCCCATGTAAGACAGTTAATCAGTATCGCGGCCCATGCGAAGGGTTGTATAATCTTCGCAGCCCTACAGCCTGTCTCGTAAGCAACAAAAGCGATAACACCCTGGGCCCCGGCTACGAATAAAGGAAACTCTGGCGTCTTTTGTAAATGAAGCCAAGACATACCTACCCAGTGGAACCCGGCGACGATACCGAGATAGCTGAAAGCCAATCCGGAAAGGCGTATATCCCCTTTGCGGAGATTGAATAGGGACAATGCGAAAGCAAGTCCCATCAATCCTAGGTAGGCGTAGAAAATCACTTCTTGGGCTTCTTGCCGGGTTTCTTCACGGGAGCTTTAGGTTTCTTAGGGGGAGTACCACCGGAACCGGAGAAGCTATAAACGCCTTCCGTCCTAGTGCAAAGCCCAGGACCGTTAAAGGTCGGGCCGACGTGGATATGGTTCAAGACGTACATAAAGCCTCCTAAGTTATTGATTCGTAACCTGTAAACATTAACAGTTGCCTAATTCACCCTCTCAAGTACCATATACAAAGGCCAATAAGGGAGTTGACCTGTGAAATATCTACCGCTGCTATTAGCTTTCGTTTGTAAATCCGTCTTCGCCATGTGTTTTGTAGGCGGAGATAGTTTGTCCCTCGGACAAAAGCCGTTCATTTTCGATGCATTCCCGAATGAAGTTGTCCGGAATCCAGGGAATGGCAGGGATACTTGGCATTGGCTCGATAAATCCCCTGAGTGGTTTTCTACTACTCAGTACAAGATTATCTATTTCGATGTGGGCATGTGGGATATCGCGCATCGGTGCCCGACAGCGGATAACCCTTGGACTCTCTGCCCGGCTCCTGCGCCATTTGCAGCGCCTATTACGACTACTCCTAGTCAGTTCCATACCAATATTATTCAGATTGTTGGAATTATTAGGAACCTCCAGCCTAATGCTCTCATTATTCTTGCGAGTATCACGCCTGTTCCCGATGGTGCGGATGGAAGGACTACCGCAGATGGTGTTTCCTATAATTCTGTCCTGACTCATACCGTAGAAGGCGTGAATGACCCTCATGTCATGGTTGACCATCTTTCTAGCGTGATTGGTCCTTACGACAATCTCCACAAAACTCCCACTAATGTCCATTACACTTCTGCGGGATATCAGATTCTCGCAAACCATGTGATTGATGTTATTAATTCTCATGGAGGGTGTTAAGCTCTACGGATTATAAGTATTCCCTTACCACCCGCAGCACCCGCGCCGCCGACCTGAGCAGTACCTGCTGTACCACCACCGCCGCCGCCGCCACCACCACCGCCTGTATTTGCTGCGGCAGCCGTACCGGCATTACCGGGGGTGTTTGTACCAGCAACAGGATTACCTCCCGCTCCACCTCCATTACCACCACCGTTGGTTCCGCCAGAACCAGAGGCCCCACCTAGTTGCGAAGCGCGGCCTAGATTTCCACCGGACCCGCCAGCGGCAACGGTAGAACCATTGAAAGTCGTATCATTTCCATTACCACCTGCACCGCCATTACCAGAGGTCGCACCGGCTGAGCCTGCACTACCTCCAGTACCGATGACTACTGCATAAGATGTCCCGGCTGTCAGGGAAACAGTTGTGAAACCTAGTACACCACCTGAACCACCCTGACCGCCCTGACCGCCTAGGGTAGTAGTGCTCCCCGAACCACCACCACCGCCGCCTCCACCACCGATAGCTTGAATATAATAGTTTCCAGTCGAGCGGGGAGTGAAGTTTCCATTAGCGGTGAAGATGGTGAGTTCCGTCACATAAGACGGATTGATACAAGACCATCCACCTGAACTAGAGTTCAGGCTTGAGTTATAGATGAAACCATAGATATTGTTAGCTATCAGTTCTCCGGAGCCTAATTGAGTGCTACCGTCAGATTCATAGATATTCAATGCGCCTGTGCTATTTACATTCAGAGTAGGCGCGGCGGTTATGGTATTTGCAATCTTTACGAATACCAAAAGACCATCTGTAAGAGTGCTGAATGCGGGGGTAGTATTTACCGCAATCGTATTCGTGCCAGAGGCATTCCCATAGGGAATCTGCACTAGAGAAGACTGTATGTTATCTACAGTCCAAATCAGGTTTCCATTGGAATCCTCAAGAATGAGTTTGTAAGCAAGATTTGGGTCAAGCCAAAGATTACATTCTCCACGTGAATTTAATATCACGGGGTTGGTATTAGGAGTTGCACCTGTTGAATCGGTATAGGTAGATTGGGGAGTAGTCGTTCCTGCGACATAGGAAAATAGCTGTCCATTGAACAATGGATTTCCATTGTTATCAAATGCCTTGAATACAGGACTTGGTGCTAGTTGAGTAGTCATGGACCTATTTCCTTAACTCGTTTTTTCCAGGCATTAAGAGTCTGTTTGGCGGCAAGTTTTGCAGCAGCGCTCTCTCCGAGGAATTCTCCCGCCATCGCGCCAGCCCCCGCCCCACCAAGCCCGAATGAGCTTCCGATAGCGGCTCCTGTCGCTTGCGCGCCTCTCTTGGTGAGATAAGAACCGATACCACGCTTTGTAAGCTGTAGGGATTGAGCGGCAGCACCAGGATAACGGGCATCTACCTTTAGAATATTTCCGGCATCACGGATATCCTTAATCTTTTCCATCACTTTAGGGTCGTCTTTAAATATGGCATCCAAAGTGGCGGCATTGTTATCCAGGAAGGTATTTACCCCATCCGCATCCCATAGCTCACGGGGATTGCCTGAACGGGTCTCACTCCCTGTTTCCAGTAATTGATTTATGAAATGCCCCTTTATATTTCCAATAGCTGCATTCGCCTGTCCCTTCAACGGTTCTGGCATCTTGTTTCTAAGGGTATCCATCAAATCGGTTATCTGGTCAACCGATAGGGACGAAAGTTTGTCAGGTATCTTCTCGAAAGGTACCGGCCTGTTCTGGGGGGTGAAGGGGTCTTTGTCGAAAAGGTTAGACCATTTCGGGTTATCAAGAGTTTGATTCTTAAGAGTATGCATCTGACGTGCAGCGCCATACAAATCTTCACCAGCCGTCTGCATAACGTCATTATCAATCGCGCTCTTGAGTTGCTTAATCGCCCCCTTCGTATCCGGAGACCATATCTGATTAAGCCACTGTCTAACTTGTTCTGCGGCAGCAGGGGTAAACCCGTTTGGGTTATTCTGACGAAATACCTTTAATTGAGAATTGATACTGTGCAAAAGACCCTGTTGATTCTTAGCCAAGAGGGTATTTTGGAAAGTAGGGTCATTAATCAGGTTTTCCACGCTCGGAAGTTGAGTGTATGCCTGTGGATTTCCATGCGCGGCTAACTCATCTGAGCGTTTCTGAGCCTCGGAATAAAGCTGCTTCTCTCTTTCAGAGAACCATCTATTGAGGCTATCGAAAGGCGCGTCAATGACTTTACCGCGCTGCAAGATTGAACGCTGGTCCATACCAAGGGTTCCACCAACATCTTTTACTAGATTGCCTGCCGTATTAACTAGAGCGTTCTTTTCATGCTGGAATTGTTCGTCTGCGGCTTGTGAGGCTTCCTCATTCTTTGCCTTGGTAGTCTGATAATCCACCGCCGCATCAAAACGATTATTCTCCAATGCGCTCTGTCTAGCATTGGTGATTCCAACACGACGAAGGATTGACTGCCTTTCCTCTACCGCTTGTTTCTGTTGAGAAGGAGTTTGTTCCTCGGGCTCCATTTCAATAATGGGCTTCTTAATAGGTGTAGGCTCAAGATTAATAGGCTCAGAAGGCGTTTCCGCTTTAGGTGCCTCAGAAACATTCGGCGCTTCTGATTTAGGAATTTCCGCGTTAATGCGTCCTTTTGGCGCAAGGAAAGGCATGACCGCATAGTTAAGGACATTCGCAGTTTCTGCCTGCTCCTCTGGATTGACCTTGACTATCCCCTCTGGATTCTTTTCATTCACGCCAGGAACAGGGATGCCGAATCGGGATTGGAAACCAGCGCCCATCGTCGTATCAGCACCGGCTGGAGTCTTAGCAGCTATATTTTCAGCTATGTCCTTATATTTACCGGGAATCAGATAAGAGGCGGCATTTCCTACCGCTTCGGCAGCGGCCTTTTCCTTTTCAGTCTTTGGTTCAAATGCAAAGAAGTCTTCCCACGATTTTTGAACGTCCTTTGGTTCTTGGGAAATTACTCCCATAGCATGAAGGGGGATAGCAGCAAGCCCAGCCGCCGACCCTAACGGAGCGCGGGCTATTCCGGTAAGAATATTTGCTACACCTTCCGAGCCACCCTTGAGATATTCATAACCAGTCTTTAACCCTTTGGCTAAATCAGCCTCAGTAACGCCTTTAGGGGTTGTTTTAGTATCAGGTTGTTTCTCCCCTGCCACATAAGCATAGGGGTCGAAAGGCTGCGCAGGAGCGGAAGTGCTCTCAGAGGGAGCGGTGGATTCTGCATAGGCGTAAGGGTCAAATGCCATTACTGGATTCCGAGTTCCTGCAATTTCTGACGGCTCTTGGCAAGTTCAGCGCCTGAGATATCGTATCTCTTCAAGAATGCGTCAACCTCATCCTTTGATTTCATCTGCCCAAGCTCGAAAGTCTGCAACAAATGTGGGATGGAACGGAACGCGATTTCCCTCTGTTGTGCAGTCTGCGGGTCGGGAGCGGTCTGCATGATGTTTGCATAAGCCTGGATAATCTTCTCATTGGCTAGAGATTGCTGAATGACAGATTTCACAGCAGCGGCATCATATTTTGTATCAGGCGACCCGGCGGCAAATAGGGCTCTCGAAGCGTCGGTATCTCCAACCGCCTGTGCCCTAGCAGCTTCGTAACGGGCGATATTCTTTGCCAATTCAGAAGCATTCGCGGCATTCTTGGTATCAATACCCATGCTGGCAGCAAGGTTCTTAAGGTCCTTGAATCCAGAGAATGCTGTACCCGTCCAAGTACCTTGGTCAATGATTGCCCCGGCTCTATCAAGGGCATCAATAGCCTGGGGACTTGTCCCGGCAGCATTAGCAGCGGCCTGAGTCCTCTGTACGATTCCTTGGACGTTTCCTTGCAGCATGGTAAGCTGTCCTGGGGCGGGCTGCCACCAATTCGTCTGTCCCTGGGGTTGTCCGCCAGCGGCAGTAATCGGGCTTGCTTGTCCTCCAGGGCCCACGACGGCAGGGGCCCCTGTACCGGGCTGGGTGACAATCTGAGGCGAAATACCTTGTGGGATAGGATTTCCCACAGGTCCAATCCCCATGGGAGATTGGGGACTTCCCTGTACTGCCTGTTGACCTTTCGGACCCTGCATGAAGGACATGGCAGGGGCGCTTTCAGCCGATTCAGGGGAATTGAATTGGATAGAGACGCCTCTAGCAAACTGCCTTAACGCCTGAGACTCTTGTGCGGCATTAAGGTTATGCGTCGGCGGGGCATGTAGTAGGGCGCTATCCAGCGACCTCTGATACATGGGGTCGTCGCTCTGTTCTCTCGCCTGTTCTATGGCATCCAGAAAATCCGCTTTCGAGGCATTGGGGTTTGCGGCGACGGAAGCAAAGAAACTTCCGATAGTGGCTCTCTGTTTGTTTGAGAGGTCAAGGATAGCCTGTTTATTGGCTACACCTTCATTTGCATTAGCAGTTGCCTGACCGATATAAGCCTGCCCATAGACAGGAGCCACACTAGAAGCGTCTTTCTGGAACTTCTGAACGTTAAGACTCCCATCCTGATTACGATAGGAAGGGTCCTGCATGGCTTTAGATGTAAATTCATGCAAAGCCTTAAGCTCATTATTCTGCTGCTGCGCTTGGTCGGCAGTCGCCATGCTCTGTTTCAGATTAACGACGTTCGCAAATGCGTTTACAGCATTTGGGACCTGTATCTGATTAGCGACGGGTGTCATGTCAGGCATTAGTTTATCTTCCCGTAGTTGACACGGAAGTAACCATCTTCACCTTCAAAGACTGCATCCGGGAACTTCTCTTTTGCTTCGTCAGCCATGATTCCCATATGGAATGTCTCAGACCCGGCAAATCTATAGGTATATACAGTAAGTCCCGAATCTGTTTTACCAACAGGGGTTATATCAGTCTTTAGGCGTCTATCGCTAAATGCACTTCCCATGGAAGACCCGGACGCACCAGCATTAGAACTTCCATTACCCTGCGTCAGATAAGGCAGATAGCCTAGATTACTGATAGCTCCAGCCCATGCGTTAGCTGAACCAACCTGACCGGCTGCTTGCGCGCTACCGACATTCGTCGCGGATTGTGCGGCTTGTCCTGCCAAAGCCGTTCCCTGCTGACCTGTATTAGAAGCAGCGGCCTGACCAAGCTGCGTCATACCGGCAAGACGGCTATAGATGTTCCCTTGCTGGGCCTGATACATGTTGAAGGCATTGTTAAACGAAGTATTGGCAAGGTTCTGATTGAAGCTCATCAAATCTTTCTGTGCCGCACCAGAAAGTGAACCCATGCTAGCTTCGTCGCCATTCAATACACCCTGCATCCCCTGCTGTCTCTGGAAATTATAGGCAGGTGAAAGCTTCTTCCAATCGGATATATCGAAAGGTTTTAAGAGACTTCCGAAACCTCCCGCGCTTGTACTATAAGGGGTGAATGTAGTCTTTCCCTGGGTATTCTGATAACGTGAGGGAATCTGTCCATTCTGGAAATCTCCTATATTCCCAAAGAACTTCCCTCCCGCATACTGACTACCGGGTAGTTGCTGAGTGGTATAAGTCCCATACTGACTCGGGTCTCCTATGCCTAATAGATAGTCAAGCTGATTCAACGCCCCATAACCACCCTGCATGAAGGGTGCTTCCTGGGCGGTAATCGTATTGAACTCATTTTGGCTTATCTGTTGTCCAGCATAAGCCGCGTTTGCCTGAGTATCGGCGGCGCTCTTGGCTCCTTGTGAGCCGATGTAACCGCCTACGACAGCGGCACCTGCTACAGCGACAGCACCCCAAGTCATGTTTTCTCCTCTGCGGCTTTAACTATCTGTAGCCGCTCAAGAGTACGGTTTACTCTTGGATAGTCGTCAGGTTCAATCAATTCAGCCTCAAGGTTCTCTAAATCACGGTTTTGCGTGATATGAACGGTTGACCATACTGTATCTTCATGTATATAGAGGACTTTCTGTACCCCAGCATACGAGACGAAAGTAAGGGGTCCCTTCAAAGTCTCATGGGTTCCGTCTTCTCTAACGATTGTCACACACCCTTTCTGTATGATGTTGAAATGCTCGGTCTTGTGGATTTTACCGATTACGATAGAACCGGCGGGCATGAAGATTTCACGGATATAGACTCCTGGAGCAAAGTAATGCTTTAGGGGGCAATCTACCTGCGGCAGGGCCCCCATTTCCTTTACAAGATAATGGACTTTATCTTTCCATGAGATTTCCTCTTTTACTGCTTCAATTGCATTCATTGAGGTATCCATGTCATCGTGGGAGTGACGGAATAGGTCACTATGATTGAGTCACCCTGAGAGAGAGGGATACAGCCTGCTGTAATCCCTGTATTTACATTGGTGATACCGTCCCGGGTGAATTGAATCAGGGAGACAGTGCCTCCTTTTACCACCATGAAACCCTTACTTGTGACCTGATAGGTGAAGGGAGAAGTCCCGACGGTGATAGGCTGAATATCCCCCTGGGGACGGCCTTTCCAAACATCATTGAAAAACTGATACCACGTCCTCTCAGTAACTCCCTTTTGGGAGATTGCTTGCCGATAATTAGGGATGGCGGAAAAGCTCATGCTGTCCTCGATAATTGGGCTTCGGCTTCTTCTTCCGGCTCAACGAACAATGTAACACCGATTATGTCACGCGGTACAGGGTCTGAGAAGTTCAATTCATAGATACGGTCTCTGGATGACCCCAGTCTCCTCCATACCGCTCTATTGGTGACTTCGCCCTTTTTACCGATAGGAACCCAATGCTCATTGGACCAATTCTTGTTCTTATTGTAATCATACCATCTGAGCATGGCTTGAGGATTGAGCCTGCCGTATAGTTGGTTGCTCCAGAAGGAGTAGAGGGGGAAGTGCTGGCGGAGGTTAAAGTCCCCGTAGTTGTGAAATTTCCTCCCGTTCCGAGATTAGTTCCGAAAGTAGCTGCCGGATTCTTTAGATAGACTAATGGGGTTGTTCCAGTCGGAATTTGTCCTGTACTTCCCAAATTAACAGGGAAGCCATTTCCATTTATGAATTTAGCTCTATTTGCAGAATTGCTGAAATCTATGAAACTAGGATTGAACCATAGTTCAGATATAGCACCATTGAATAACAGTGAACCCACTGTATTAGCAAAGATGCTTGCATTGTTTTTTGTATAGTCAATAGTATCGTTGATTACGACAGGAGCATCATTATCTGATACATTGTTTATATAAAGATTCGTAACGCCTGTCGCTTGATTCCAAGAGGCAAGCACGTTATACCAAGTCAATCCAGGCGTATAAGCTCCTGCGGTGTTCAATGCCAAAATCTGAGCGCCTGCGGAATTCCTAGTACTTATGACTATATTATCTATAAAATCAATCCCGCAATTCAGCCCCTGAAATCCGCCTCCTGAATCTTGGATATTGAAGATATATCTAAAGGTTCCGGCTCCCCCATCAATACGAATCCACATCGAGAGAGAACCCGTCTTGCCATCCGCGACACCAGATAATTGAGCCCCCCTTGTCAGATATGCAGTACCGCCATTATCTACGGTATTGACGCTATACCCGCCTGAATTCGTATTGCTAGTTATGTTGTTTCCAACACCGGGGGTAAATTCAACCTGTAACCACGAATGGAATAGACGTTTACGGTTCTGTTTGCTCCATGCATGTGGAGCGCGTCTCTGGCATCTTAGAGGCAGGCCATCATCTGAATAGAATTGACGGGACATTTGGTAGATTTTTCCATTTTGGTAATCCCCTACCAGACGCAAATCTGCCAGATTGCAGTATGCATTAGCTCTCATCCTATGATACTGACCTGAATTAACATCGAATGCGGCTCTCTGATGCCACATCGCGGTCTTTCCGTCATAGACCCATGTCACGTCTGCGGTAGGGAAAGTGAGGACATAGAACCAATGTCCTTCCTCTTCATATGAGAAACCGATAGCATCATCCACGACAGGATAAGAGGAAATTGCTTTATCAATGGCATGGGTAGAAACCCGTTCCCATTGATAGTTTGATTGCTTGACTACGAAATTCTGGCCCTGCTCGTTTCGTCCGAGCCAAATCAAATCCGGTCCAAGACGGGTTATTGAATGAGTTGCGCCACAACCGATTTGGGGACCGATAGCGGGGATTCGGGAAAAGGCGAAATTTGGATTACCGGCGTCATACCATACCTCAGAGGTACGTTCACCGATAAGCCAAAGTTCCCTATTGTTCTCATATAGAGTTACAAGGTTATCAGTTGAAGAATCTTTCAATGCATAAAATGACCCTGCGAATAGCAAGGTATAGGGCGTAGTAGCATTAGTGAAGAACGTCCTGGTATTTGGTTCTGAGAAAATCAACCAGCCTTCTATGAAGGCTACCATAGAGGCCGGAAGGAAAGCAGTATCGGTAATCTGACCGAATACTGGAATAGTAATCGTTATGGTATCGCTACCATGAGAACCCGTGGCATTCTTTGAGATAGATAGCGTAAGTGAATTGAAATTCACCCCTGTAAAGGTTGTGTTAGCAGGAATATCTCCCGCCGTATCCGTGACAGTCGCACTAGGTGTTACCACAAGTCCATTAGGGATAGTGGATACTGTTATAGTAGATGTTCCGGAAGAAGTCGCGCCAGTAAAAGTCACGACATTGGGAACGCCTGAAATCAGATAATAATATCCATATGTACCATCTACGATTACGGCAAATCCGCCTTTCCCACCGAATACCACTCCATTATCCCGTATCGAAACAGGACCGGTATAAGTCAGGAGTGTCCCTACCTGGGAAAGATTGAATGTAGGAGGAGTAACGCTAGTGGCGGGGATAGCGACTGAAATCAGATATACGATATTCCCCACAACAATAAGGGCGCTGGTATTCCCAGGAAGAGTCCACATTCCCCTTACTTCTGCGGCTGTAGTTGCAGCAGCTATTGATTCAAGTCCAGGACAACCCAAGAGGGCTATCGGCATCTTGGAGCCATTAGTCTTGTTCTCGCTTACTTCGCAATACCAGTTAATGCAACGTTGAGCATCCTGTAGAAGCATGGGAGCTTCATAGGCTTCTCCGACGAATCCGAAATCTGAGCCTTCCTGAATCATGGAATCACTATTGCTGAAATAAGGTTTGCAGGATAAGAAAACACACTTACTCCGACTTTAGGAAACGTAATAGGCCCTGGAAGGGTCAATGTCACGTCTCCTGAAATCGTTTGCCCAGACGCAGGTGACTGAGCTAATACCATTCCAGCCGTAGCAGGGTCTGTTACTTTTCTATAAACAATAATAGGCGTAACACTTAATGCGGATAACTGGATATTGGCATAATCCAATGAAAATCCGATTAGGTTAGGCATCGTACTCACGTATAGAAACCACCGTGCATAATCCATCCCGCGTCTGCTCTACGGGATTTCAAGATATGCTGGTCGAAGAAAGCCTCAACAGCAGGACTTGCATTGAGGGACTTGATAGCAGCTTTTGCATCCCTGGCTCTCATGGCAAGAGAAGGGGATACAGCTTTTCCATTCTCTGCCGCAAGTTCAATAGCTAGATTCGTCTTAATCGCCCTCGCATAACCCTGGGGAAGGTTTATAGGAGAATTGATGTTCTGCAAATCCATCAAGATAGTGTCTGTCCAGTAATGGAGTTCCCCTCCCATCGAGGGATTTGGATAGACGTAGATGTTACCGAGAGGATAAGTTCTATCGTAGTAAAGGTCCGTAGGCCACGGACCCGCGATTCCCTTTAGACCAAGGGCGGTATATTTGTCTCTTGGGATAATCCGAATCTGATAATCCAATCCCTGTACCATCGGATTCCCCCCACCCACGGTTATGCGGGTGAAGGCGTTTGTAATCCTTACCGGAAGGGGAATGGAGGCTCCCGTGGAGGAATCGTAAGCAATGTCTCCCGGAGTCGTATAAGTGAATACGTCTCCTGTAGCCTGAGTCGAAATCGCATTAGCCGATAGGGTAAGAGTATTCGTGCCTATCGCGGTAACAAGCGTGGGAGTAGTGGTAGGGATTGAAGCCCCCACGTCAGTAATCATAGAACCTACTGAAAGGTCTGCCGGGATAGTGACGTTTGAGATAGTCGGAGAACCGCTTACAAGCGTACCTGTAAACGTTCCACCTACTGGATTTCCGATGGTGTACTGATACTGTCCCGGAACGAAGATGAATCGGTTTTCAGTGGACGAAAATACAAACAGTTTTTCGATGGTCCAGCTTTCCAGCATATCGTTGAGAATCTGGAGAGCATCGGAAGCATCATCCGCGTTAGGGACTTCACCGGCTTCTAGGGAATTTATGTTCCTTAAAGCGCCGGTTATCAGGTCTAAAGCTGTAGTACTGGTATTAGCCATAGAAAATCGAGATTATGAGGTCTCCCGCTCCGACAGCAGTTGAACTATTGTCTGCGGCTGTGGTGGTCGTAGCCATCCACATATAGCCCTGATTTCCTACTCCACGCTCCCAGAATACCGATACGGTACTGGTAGCGGGAACCTGGATAGTTACACTCGGTACATCAGTACCGACTGTAGGGGTTTCACCACTATTAGACCATTTACCAGGGGAGCCCCAATAGAGTTTCACGCACCGTACAGCGGCATTGGTATTGACGATGTTATATCCATAACAATCAATGCCAGTATTATTCCCAATCTGCGTAAGATTGGTGGATGCAGCAGAATTTAATTTAAAGACTGAGGGCATAAATACTCCTAAGCGGCTTTGGCGGGGTCTAAATCGCCGCCCGGTTGTTTACGCATGAAAGTATGGAAATTACCAGGATAGGGTATCTTTCCATCGTTATGGGTCAAGTTCAAGTCAGGATAAATCAATACTTCGCCACCGGCTTCTCTATAGCGGCGGCAGAACGAATAATCTTCACCCCACCAACAGTTCTGATAAGCACCGTGGTTAAACAGGTCAATCATTGGAGCGTATCTAGGCCCATAACAGAGTTCAGGAAACTTCTCTATGAACCTATCTACTGCCTTGGGAGTGATTCTCAAGAAACCTGCGGGAGTACATTGAGCGACGATACACCCATCTTTCTTTCTGATTGCGCTATGTCCTGGGCCGTCTTCAAGGACGCCCATATACCTCTCAGATTCCTCTTTAAAGCGATATGTACCTGCTACAACATCATGGTCAAGAGACAGGAGCTTAATCAAGTCCTTGGGTTCCCATGAAATATCATAGTCAATGAAGGCTATATCATCCGCTTTCCAGTCGAGTGCCTTCCGTAGAAGTTTAGCCCTCGCCTCTGAGATATACGGACAACCTATCTCTTGTTCTGCCCTGACTTCATAACCAGCAGCCCGCAAGGGCTCTACCGAAGCTTTCAGAGAAAGCATATAAGCCTCGGTAGGCCCTGCGAGTGAAGGGGTAGCTAGGACTACCTTTCTCATCAAGAAGCCCAGATACCTAGGGCAATCAAGGTGTTCATGATTTCCACCAAGATTGCGGACTGAGCCGCGCCGAAGGCGCTAGACGATGCCGCATTGGAAGTCGAATGGGTAGACGCGGTGGCCCTCTGGACCACCGGAGTCACACCATAGAACCCAACGAGGTCGCTAGCCTGAGTGCCTATCCATTGCGGCGTACCACCGCCTAGATAGTCATTTCCCGTAGTTACTGCGGGACCCGGATTGCTGCTACTCATTTACATTCTCCTTAAGAGACCACACGCACGGCGGCATTGCGATAAAGGGAGCCGTACCCATAGAGTACGTCGCAACGGGCCGGGAGCGCATCATTGTTGATGGTGTACTGACGGACGATTCGGAAGCTCATACCATCCTCTTCATCCACAGCGCGAGCCGCCATATCAACACCGCCCGGAAGGTCCAGGTCGGCGAAGGCAAGGGCGAAGGCGTCACGATGCATGGCGATACCCTGCGGGGTCACAGTACCGGCATAGGTCGTGGATGTGGCGCTGCCCCAAAGCTGGATATTCGCATTGGAGGCAGGCTGGGCACTGATATTCTGGAACTGACCGGAATAGATACCGGCTTCCTGAATATAGAAGTCCAGCGTACCGTCCGACTTCGAGCTATAGACACCCGTAGTCGTGTTATAGGTACCATTAGTCAAAGCAGCCTGAGCGGGAATGACCACGAACTGACGCAGACGGTTGGAGCCCACCGCACCACGGCTCTGCGGGTTTACCGCATAAGCACCTGCAACGGTGATTACATCGCCGATGGTCAGACGGGCAGCAGCGGAAGCGGTCCAGCCAGTAGACTGGACCAGACCGTTAGCAGCCCAGCCCGAGCTAAGCCACGCGCTAGACGTGTTATTAGCAAGGGTAGGAGTACCACCACCAGCACCGACAGTATAAGAAACGATATTCTGGTCCATGTACCAATCAAACCCAAGGGTATTCTTGGCAATCTGGCCCTTCTTGTACTGTTCACCGATGGTCGCCTGGGGATTGAACAGAGCCTGTAGTCCACTGACCATGTTCGCATGGGCGAACGGGTCAAGGATGAGGACTCGGGTTCCATCACGGGGCATGGATTCCGCATCCAACGTCGCACCAGCCGTCAACGCGGTAAGGGAGGTATTCAGGGCAGCACCCGGAGTACCCACCGCACTAGGCGTATTCAGATAGGCGAAATTGGTTCCATCACGGTCAATCTTATTAGCTACCGTGGCGATGACAGGATTAAGGATGCGCTCCTTGAACAGGTCAATGCTGGTAGCCATGTCGGCAGTCGTAAACTGCACATCAACATGGAACTGAGTGGAAAGGGTGACCGGCATGTACGTCTCATTAGTGTCTTCGATACTCAGGGCGGGTCCCGTAGTACCGACATAACGAGGCGGACGGCGCACGTTCACGGTATAGCCGATTTTCGCACCCGTCAGGGCAAACTGGTCTGCATACTGACGGTTAACGTGGTCGGCGAAGCACAAATCATTCTCAAGGACCATAAGGCCCTCATTAGTGATTTGGCTGATAGTAAGTAGCGTATTACTCAAGGGAGTCTCCTATCCCTCACCTGCGCTTCTTTCGGATTTCGTCCAGGCGTCGCTGCTTGTAGGCTTTGAAGTCCATTGGACCCGAGGTGTCCATGATTATCTGTCCACCGCCGGAACCGAGAGAAGGGGTAGGTTCGGGAAGATTGGGTTTAAGGGTCTTGGAGGGTTCAGCCTCCACGGGTTTAGCGAATTGGGTCTCCAATCTCCCGATGGCAATGGCGACCTGGGAGGGACGCATCTTGTTCCACTTTTCAACATCTTCTGGATGCTGGGTTAAGTGGTAAAGGATATGCGCTCCATAGTCGGATTCCGCAAGCAAAGCCTGTATAGCCTCATTAGGAGAGGCTCTACGCTTCATTTCGACAGACTTTGAGGCTTCTTCAATCTTCTCATCGAAGTCCTTGAATTCAGCCCTAGCGGCTTCCAAGGAACGCTGGCGGCGAGCTTCGGCTTCGGCGATAAGCGCTTGTCTGGACGCTTCCTCCCTCTGCTTGTTCTCTTCCGCCTTGAATTCCTCGATAGCCTTATTGCGGTTCCATTTGCCCCATTCGGCCAAAAACTTGTCCTGGTCCACTGACCCATCATCTTTCAGATAGTCAGCAGGCTTAGGCTCCAGTACTTCAACCTTGGGGGGAGCTTGAACGACCTGTATCTGTTTCTCCAATTCAGAAATGCGGCGCTGGGCTTGAAGGCGTGCCTCATATTCCGTCTCGGCAAACTCGTTTAGTTCGTGTTTCTCACGGGTGAGTTCGTCAATACGGTCCTGGACACTGTTCTTCTTGCTGTCAGGCTTTACAGTGGGCGGCATTGGCTCTGGCTTTACGCCAGCCGCAACGGCATCCTCTTGTTTTACCTGTTCCGGAGTCTTCACTTCGGAACCCAAAGCCTTACGTTCATTGACATAATCCGCCACATTCTCATTGGTCACAGACTGAATCTTACCCATGGGTTTCTCCACGAATTGACCCTGAAACCGTCAGGTACGGAGTGCTTTCGCCAGTGACCGGCGCACAAATCCCGGTCAGAGTCGCGTCAAACTGGTTCATTCTTGGCTTCTTCAAGGAGGGCTTTAGCCTCCTCTCTCTGATTCGCGTTATCCAAGTGTGAGTTCATAAGCTGTCCGGCTACATGGATTTCAGCCACGTCATGGGCGGTTACAGCCTTCACATGAGTATCATGCATGGCGACATGAGCCTTGGTCAGGGTGTCCTTTTCCTGGGTCTGAGACTTGAGCCCAGCCCGCTGGTTTTCACCCTGTTCCTTGATGACTAGACGGTTAGTCTCGGAATCCTGCTTCATCTTCTCGATACTGGATTTGGTCTCAATCTCCATGTGGAGGGCCATGTTTTCCTGTGTGAGTTTGTTAAGTCTCTGCTGTAGACCCGAGACGATGCCTCTGGCTTCCTCAGGCAGGTTCTCAAGTTCCTTATCGTTCTGAGCCGCCGGGATCATAGCAGTAAGTCGGTCTGCGACCATATCAGCGGATGGGAAGTCCATGTTACGAATCATCACATCACCGGCATTCTGAGCAATCATTTCTCCCAAACCCGGAGTCTTCAAGAGCATCAACATGGATTCGGCGGACTGCTCCCGTTTTGTCTGGTAGTCAGGGCCGGTATCTACCACGACTTCATAATCCCCCACGGTCATATCATTCTTTATGTGTTTGATGGCTTTCTTTATGGGAGAGACGGGCATAGGCTGACCACCCATATTCAACTGCGGCATGGGCTGTTGAGGGGTATCCGTATTTACCTGATTGATAGTCACTTGGTCAGGAGTACCGTCTTCCCGGATTATCCGAATCATCCTCTCCTCCCCATAGAAATGGGGGAGAAGGTCTACGATGATTTTTCCTATCTGATTCAGGGACCGGCAGAAGTTGTCATAGAAATCAAAATTGGAAATATCCGACATGGCCTGACGGGCCTTGAGGGCCTTTCCAGAAATGACTTCCCCCTGCATGTCTTGTCCAGGGTCGTGAGGCATACCCGCGACTGCAAGGAAGTCTGACTTAGTGCTTTCCCCCCATTCCGCAAACCCCGCATTAGGCTGGGTAGGGGGCTGTCTTTGGGGAGGGGGCTCATACGTCCCATCATCACGTTTAACAGGGGCGTATTCGAGAGCTACGATGGGTTTACGGTTTGAATCTCTCCAAGCTGGTTCAGACCCTTCCATGAAGCCTTTGGGCCCAACCCAAGGAGCTTTCGGGGAAAGAGCATAAGCCTCAGTCTTTGCGGTCTGAGCATAGTTATAAATACGGGCAGGGTCTCTAAGGTCCCTCACCATGCCTTTAACTGTAATCTTACCGTTCAGGTCCATGCGACGGCCATATACAGGAACCCGGGGAATCCACTTACCAGGCCAGTCAGTAACCTTGAGTATCTTGGTAGAGGTCAGCAGGTAGCATTTGACTTGTCTCCGGAGGACTTGTCTTTCACGCGCCTTGACTAGCCCCCCCATGAGCTTTTGGATATTGCGTCTAAGCCCCATTTCGGACTTAAGGTGTTTCTGTCCGTCGGTAAATTCTATGAGGGTGTCCTTGATATGCTCGATTCGCCAATATTTGGCGACCCGGATTTCTTCCTTATTGGACCAATCTGGAACATCGTCCCCTCGTCCGACATATCTCCATCCATTAGGGTCTATCTGCCCGAAACGCTGCTTATAGACAGTCCGTTTCATGTATTCGGTTTCGATGAAGAAATCCATATCAGACCCGTCAGGCATACGGCTGTTAGGGTCTCCATAACACATAAGGGGGTTTGAATAACCCTTAATCCTCAGTTCCTGGTCAAAACTGGTTTCTGAAAAGTATTCATTATCAACCGCTAACCATCCCCACCCACCGTGGACTGAATTCTCTATGGCATTGTCATACCAATAGTTTGCAGTCGAAGCATATTCGATATGACGGAACAATCCGTCTATGACCTTGGCGGTATCCTTATCCGCTCCATTCCCTACGGGATGGCATACAAGCCTAGGTCTGTTCTCCCGGCATGAGTTAATGACCCTGCGGGTAATGGAATCGGTCAGGTTTACGGTCAAAGCAGGACGTCGGTCTGAAAAACGTTCATCCCTAATAGTGGGGTCCCACTGTTCACCTTCGACAAATCGCTTATCAAACTCAAATTCATTGCGATTCTTGGATTCAGCCTCCGATGCCATGGCAAAGCGTTCCTGGCACTCAAGGATAATTTCATCCTCGCTTGTGCCTAAAACGCCTTCTTCCAGATTGGTATCGCCAGCTATCATTTCTTTTCCTGTTCCTTTACTTCTTTCTCAGAATGCCTAGCCAAGCAGTGTTGGCAGAAGAAATTATAGGCATCACGGATAGTCCTATTTTCCTTCTTACATTCGGTACAAACCCATTCTATGAAATCAGGGTCTATCACATGACCATCCAGCTATCGCCCGAGGAAGGCCTAGGAGCAACATAGGGAGCCGTGACTTTAGGGGGTACGGCATTCTTGATGCTCACCACGCCAGTTCTAAACGCATCCGCTCCATGAGAGGACCAATCATGTACAGGATGGGGCAAGAATGTCTGTCGCCGGTCATTAAACTCACGGTGATAGGACTTTAGGGCCTTAATCCCATGCCTGCACTTGTCTGCATCGAACCAAGTCCGGGGTAGGACGTTCCTTACAGCTTCAATCCCATCGGCTACTTCTAATCTTGGGGCTACCTGGAAGTTCAGCCCAAGGCTTCTTGAGACTTCAAGGCGGGATTTACCAGTCCCTAGCTCTCGGGCCGTAATGTCATGGGGAGCCCAATGTGTTCCATAGAGGTATCTCTTTTCCTGTAGGACCTTTGCGTAGTGAGCTAGTCCCTCACCGTTACATTCATAGTAATCAATGGCGTGTATCTCATGGCCTATTTTCTGGACGAACCAGATAGCCATTTCATCCCCTATTCCAAGGTCCCACCATGTATCTACAGTGGCTTCCGGCTGATAAGGGACCCTAGTAATCCTGTGTTCCAGTTCGGCCTGTTCAATCTGTTTCCCGTAATAAGAGCCCTCATTAGCGGCCTCGAATGAACAGTAATATTCCTGCTGGATTAGACTTTCAGACATTCCCGAGCGTCTTTCATCCTCAATTACATGGTCTCCGATGAGCTTTGTATCCTCTACGGTGAGGATTTCATGGAACCAATCTGGACTATGCCGGGCAATGTCCAGGGTGTCAGAGCCGTGGTTTTTGCCCCGGGGGGTATAGATAAATAACGCCCATCCTCCGTTCTCAGCAAGGATGGGGCGAACATAGTCCCATGCTTTAGGGTCTGTAAGGGACCACTCAGAAAACACGACCCCGATGGGATTGGCTCCAACCAGTCTGTCGTAGTTATCTGACCCCACCACCTGCCATGCTGACCCGCATTTAAGCTCGATACGCATTTGGTCATTTCGGATACCTGACCGTATTTCTTCGGGGAAGGCTTGATCTATAACGGAACGCCCCTGACTGTCCTTACCCTCCCAAACGACTAATCTACCTTGAGTAGCAGTAGGGAGCATGTGCCAGTAAGTACCGATACGAAGATGCGCGGCAAAGGCTGTCCAGTTAAGGGCGGTACTGTCCTTTCCTGCCCGGCGGTGCCATACAGCTACCGCTCTCTTACCCCCCGATTCCATGTAATTCCATAGACGCTTCTGGTGCGCACGTGGTCTCCATTCGTTAGGAAGGGTTATCTCAGTCACTTACCCAAGTCCTTGACCATGTTAATGGTCACTTGGCCTGTATGGGCTACTTCGGACTTATCGCCATAACGCTTTGAGAGAAGTTTAGCCGCAATCCATTTGCGTGCATCTAGGCGAAGGCGGGAGCGCCCCATAGCCTCTCCATTCTCTACCCACGCGGTAGTTTCTCCATAATGACGCTCCATCCAGTCATTACGGCCATCATCGGCAATCTCTTTAAGCTCATCGGCATACATTTCTGCCTGAGCCTGACGGGCCAATTCGTATTGTTCCGAAAATTCCTTGTGCTTTCCATCAACAACCCATAATAGGACTGTTGATATTGCTGGCATTTCTTCGGATTCGCAGATAGAACGGAGAGATTCACCGGAAGCCAATCTAAGACAGATAGCTGTGGTCAATTCTGGTGTGTAACTAGTCGGTCGCCCAAGGGCCATATATGTTCCCTGTGAAACTATTAGTTACTCTACAATACCGCAAATATCTTCGTCTCTGCAAATGATGTGAGGCTCGTTATTGAATATGACTCTAGGCCATTCGTAACCGTCAATATGAAGCCCGCCTAGTTCTACCGTATCTCCTACTTTGGCTTCCGTGGGGCGAAATGCTTCGGAATCCCAGGTTTTGGACCTGTCGCGGTTATAACGCTTTGGATAGATTCCTGGACCTGCTGCAATAATGACCCCTCGTAGCGTTCTACGGGTGTCCCCGGCAATCTGAATTGTCCGGGAAGGTTTCCATGGTAGGGGTTTGAGGAGGAGGTAGTCACGAAGCGGCCTGAATCCCGGGGCTTCGATAAACGCGTATCCTTTGCTTTCAAGACGCACCCCGCTTTGTTCAAGCACGTTTCTTCTTCCGTTTCTTGAATAGACTATAAGCTACCGCAAGGCGCTGTTTCTTCTTGGGAAAATCGCCTTTCGCCTCTTTAGAACCCATGAACCTGCTGATATAGCTGCTCATGGATTCACCCTTTTCAGGGTGGGGCATTACTTATCGTCCTTATCACCGGCCTTCGGGAAACCACCCTCTGCGCCAGGAAACTCAGACTTGTGATTACCCATACCATGGGTCTTGATGGTATGGCTGGAACCATATTTGACACCTGCCTGACCGGAGCCATGTTCATGCTCGGCTTCATGCATCACAGTAGGCGGCTTATGGGGTTTGGAAGGCTTGACGGAAGGATGGGGAGAAACGGCCATAATTGTCTCCAAGGCGCGACATGCGCACCCCGAGTATAGCCATATTTATGGAAGTGTCAAATAGCCTAATCCTCGATAATCCCTAGGATTTCCTTTTCTGTGCAAGTCCAGAAAATACCGTCTTCATTCTGGAGTTCGGAAAATTGATTTACCAGGACTCTATCCCCGGGTTTCACTTGGAGTGGTCTGTATGTACCATCGTCTAGGAGTTTTCCTTTCCCGACTGATACAACTCGACCCATCTTAGAAGGGCCAGCAAGAGGAATGAGGATGCCGCCAGCAGTTTCAGTGGCTTCGGGAATCGGCTCCAAAATGACTCTATCGTGGATAGCATTCAGCACAAATCCTCCAAGATGTTACGCACTAATTTGTAAATATGCCGGTAACGAGAACGCTCTTTTAATCTGAATAGATGCCTTACCCTCGCTTCGCGGCATTCTAAGTCAAGGTCTCTCATGCTTTAGGTTTATTCTTGCTTCCAACCGGGCGACCTCTCTTACGCTTGGGCTCGCCTGTCTTGAATTCAATTCCTTGGCTTGCCGAAAAAACTTGGACCTTCCTCTCTCCCCGCAGTTCTGCCTGCTTTTGGGCTACCATTGCATCGTATTTTGAATCAGTAGCCATAGCTTAATATCCTGCGTCACTCATGCGGAGAATCCAATCCCCTGATTCTTTAGTAGGGCCTTTCTCTCTGTGAAAATAACCCATAAGCTCTACAGCTTCTGAGAGTAATTGATCTATTTCGATAAGACTCGCGGCATCCTTATCCCCGATGGTTTCGCCATTCATTCCATCGCTGCGCAAATCGTCAGCTACCAACAATAATGTTGAACGTATGCTCATATTAGTATCCCGCTTCACGACATTGATTGCGGAGCAAAATCATAGAAGGCGTTACGACTTGCGGTTTATCCTTTTCATATTCGTCTATCATTCCGCAATATTCTGAAAGTAGGCGGTCCAGTTCGCGGAGAGCGGCGGCAGATTCATTGAGCATGAGTTTTTCAAGCCCTGGAATCATATCTTTATTCACTCTTTCTCTTGCTGTCTTCATGTTTATTCCTTGGGCTCAGGGGGAGAGGGGAGAGGCATCCAATGAGTCGGATGGACATATATCAAATCATTCCCGAAAACAGATGCGCATTTCCAATTTTCTCCATCCCAATAACATGGCATTGATTCCTTTTGTCCAGCGCGAGATAGAAGAATAACTCTGAATTGATTAATCCCTTTCTTAGGCGCTGTGCTTATATCCTGCCATTCGCTCATAATTCACCTCGCGGAATCCCTCTAGAGAGGATTGAAAGGCGGAAGCTCTGCATTAGCCGCATGTTTAGGATGCCTTGGGTCGCTGCGGCGAAAGTTAATCTTGCCTGGATTGGGATGCCTGACCTTACGCCATTCATATTTGTCCACAGCAATTTCGACGCGCTCAATACCTCCCATTCGATGTTTCTTGCCTAAAGTATTCGGTCCACATGGATAACTCATCTTATCTCTCCCTCTATTGGGAATGGGCTTGGAAAGAGGCTGGCAGGGCTTGATTCCTGCTCTAGTAAGTTTCATCTGACAATAGACCGCGACCATTTAAGGAAGCCGCCATATGCCTAGGGGCAAGGTCACACCTAGCTTACTACTACACCCGCTCCGCGTTTCCATCAACGCCGCAACCTCTATCTAAACTCACTCCTAAAAAGATGCGCCGGGAGAGTCGGTTCTAGCTGCTTAAGCGTAATTGCTAATCCCCTGGGGGATTTGTCAGTCAGCATCCGTTCTACTCTCCACCTGCGCAAAACCTTAATCTCTCTCCTGAAAGTCCTTAAGCGATTGGCTTGCGGCTGACCCAGAGTACGTTACTCTCCGCGCCTGAAAAGCTGCCGCCAGTCTGCTCACGATTCTGAGCTTGTATCAACAGCGCCTTAATGAAATCAAACTATCGTCGCCACGAATAGTCCAAAAGCCTATCTCACCTTTCGCAAACCAATCCTTAAAAACTCACACTCTAGTAGTCAGCATTTCCTCGTCTTCATACCAATCAGGATGCGCCAATTTCAAGGCGGCATCATAAACCTCTTGGTCTTTTTCTCCAGCATCCATCTGAGTATCCCAGTCCTCATTCTCAAGCATCTTAATAATTTCCACATAGAACTCTTTGCGCTTATCAGCATCTGGAATATGCTTCTTCGCGGCGTCAATAACTCCATCCATCACGTAACAGCCAGAACCCCAACCCATATAATTTATCTCCTCTCTCCGTTACTGGTCACAGCTTACTAGCACCGCTTCTTTCTATGCAGATTCTATACCCGAGTATGCAAAACTCTGAATGCCATACCAGACGGTATGTTTTCAGGATACTTACACAGCATTACCTTATCCGTATCCACCAGTAGAATGATTATCGGAAAATAGCTCATCCCCATCCCTCCTACCTAGCCTCTAAAGTGATTTAAGTGGCTTTATACTCATTCAACCCTGGCTACCCGTACGCCCTCCTTGACTGTAGACAGCTTAAAACGCCTATTATAGCGCGCTGCCCACTGGCGGGCTGCCGGGCCTAGGGTCCGCAAAATCGCCCCAGGAACGATTATAGAGCGTCCTAGGCGTATCTTCGCCCAGGGGTACTTAGGGGGTCTGCCGGGGCCTGTTTTCTTGGTCATGGGTAGGATTATAGGCCATAAAAAATATTTTGCAAGTGGGCTGTTCGGGGCTTGCAATTTGTTTGCTTTGGGTTATACTGAATCCCAGATAGAGATTCATAGCGCGCCTCGGCTGGTCAGGGGCAGGAGAAAGAAAATGGCTAATCATCCGAACCGTATTAAGGTTGCAGCCCTTAAAGCTCTCGCTAAAGAGGCTGGTATGACCTTCGGGCGTAATAAGGACTACGACAATGAATGGACCCTTAATTCTGGTCGTGGCCTTAAGAAGTACCTGATGGGCAATAGCATTGCCAAGATTGATGAAGAGGCTTTCAAGCTCGATATCCGCCGTCTCATCCGGGCCAACCAGATGGCTGCGGATGCTCAAGTCAGCCGTGATGCCCAGGACCGCTTAGACCGGACTATAGCCCGCGTACAGGGCCGTAAGGTCCGTTAATCCCTAAAGCCCCTCTATCTAAGGAGATATGGAATGAACAAGCAGCAGCCTAAGCGCAATTGGCGCAAGAAGTTCGATACCCGGACTGCGGCGCTCGCGGAATGCTTGGAAGACCTGGTCGCCCATTGTGGGGATAAGGATTTCAGTCACGCCATGCTGAGAGCTAGAGGAATGCTGGATACCGCCTACGATAAGCGGAACAAATGGTTGTGATCCCAAGGGAATACCCGAGGGGGAGAGAGAAGAGAATCAAGAGAGTCAGGTTCACAAGAATCAAGAGTATTACTAACTAGCTGTCGAGGTACACCATGAAACGGAAAATTTCCAAACCATCCGATTATCCGGCGCTTGAATGCCCTGATTGCGGCAAGCTGACCAAATGCAATGGTATCGCCAAGGATGGAGGGGCTATGTATCGCTGCCGAGTATGGCACGGCGGTAATGGTCAGAGCTTCTCTTGGTGGATTGATAGGGATGGTAACTTGAGATTCGGAAAGTCTTACGCCTAGCCCTATCCTTTAGGGCTCCCCAAAGCCTCGCGAATCCATTTTATCGCAAGCCCGCTCTTAATCTGCGCGGGCGTTACGACAATCGTTCTATAACCATTTACAGCGGCCAGGGAGAGCTTTTCACAGTCTCGGGTGATTCCTGTTCCGCTTGAGTGTCCGGATTTCCCCTTGAGCCAAACTCCGCCTTGTACCTCGACTAACACGGCTTCCTCGTTGTCCAGATTGCGGCAGCGAAAATCAAACCTAAAATCCCTGTCTGGAATACACTTAACTTCCCGCACGAAATGAATCTTTTCGGCCTTCAAGTGCAATTCTAGCAGGTCTTCGGCGGCGCTCATTCTCTCACCACATTAGGCCCTAGAAGCCTATTCGTTTGCGCTAGCAATTCTTCCTCAGTTCCGAATCGCGCTTCAAATTCTCGCTTGCTTTTTGCGAAGCTAGGCCCGAATTTCTCGGTTGCCTCAGTGGAGTTTTTCAGACCGTAACCGGGCGGGATATATCCCTGATGATGCCATTTACATAGCGGATAGGTATGTTCATTGGAGATTCTACGACCGCCGGAAGTCATATGCTGTACATCAGACCAAGGATTATAAACACCTATCTGCCTACAAGCAGCGCATGGCATGGACTTGATAGCGGCATAGCGCATTAGCTCACCAGTGGTAGCCTTTTCGCTTCGTGGCTTCAATCATCCCCTCCTACTGTTCGCTTCCGGCACGTAATCATGATTCGGCGGTGGAATAACGATACCGAGTGAAGCCGCCTTAGATATCACGAATTCCAGATACTCGGAAAATCGCGCCTTAATCTGTTTGCTTGACGTCTCGCGCGGTCTCTTGCGCGTCATGCCCATTACCTCATAATCCTCCCAGCCGAAAAACTCTCCGAGGAAGTAGAGGTGCAAGTCATTCACGTCATTACCCGTCTCTTGGGAGATTATTCCATATACCACACCCCAGAGATACCTGTTTTGCTGGTCGGTACGACGAGGCTTCCATTTCCTGATTATAACCTCAACCGGGAAGTTATTTTCTTTGCTTAGTATTTCGCAAGCTAATCCAGCCTTCAATAAATCCGCAGGAGACTTACAAATCCTAGAATATATAGGCCGGTCAATCATGCGAAACTTTCACCTCTTGCATTCGCTTTCGAATGGCGTTCACGTAAACATCTGCTTCAATCTCTGTATCTGACATTTTGCTTTCGTGAGGGAGCCCCCAATGGTAGCAAGCAACCATGTGAGACCAGTTTTTCGTGTGGGCTTTGCAGTAGAGTAGATACATGAGCCCATCATGTAGATTTCTGTAATTATCGTTTGTGAGGGCATCTCTAGTAACATCTGGGTCGAATAATCTTGCCGTACTTCTTTTGATTCCAAGGCAGCCTCGAGACCAGGAAGTACCCTTGAATCTACAGTAGCTGCTTTCCTGGCCTTCCAGTGCGACAAGTGTGTGACCGACATTGTGCGGTTCTCCTATTAAAAATGCCTGCTGGGCCCAATACACCTGGGATGCTGAGAGATAGAGACCCAGGGCGGCGAAAATCACCCGAACTCCCTAACCCATTTACGTTGATGCATTCCGCATTTCTCACATACACGGTGTTGCATACCTTTGCGGCAATTTACATACTCACCAGTTAGGCCGTCGCGATGCAAACACTTTATATCTTGTGGCTCGGACCATTTAGACCATTTGTGCCAGCAAATCATTTCGGCCACCAGATGCTTTCTTTATTCTTGAGCAACCCAATACGCGCCTCATGCTTATCCCCACGCCTTACATGGATACCGTTCATGTCGCTAAGGCGGCGGCGGACTTCGAAAATAACACTGTGAATATTGTCTCCAAGCTCATCGCCAAATCGTCTAAAAGCTTCCTCTGCAAGCTCACTCGCCGTCTTCCCAGGATACCGCGCTACTAACCATGCTACGCGCTGATTGTTGCTCTTGCGCTTCCCTGAATCGGTTATGTAGCGTTCTACGATCTTACTTGTATCAGGGTCGTGAGAATGGCTCACGGTATGGGTTAGGTTGAAGGATTCCTGAATCATGTGCATGTCATTCCAAGTCTAGAAACCAGTCCTGAAACAACACCGAAGATAATAGCTAGGCTTACCAATAGTCCAAGATATCTAATCCAGTCCCAAGCAGTCCTTAAGCCATTATCGTAAAAATCGGTGAGTTTCATATTAAGGATTCCTGGTGCATGGCTACTCCTGAATTAGATTTTGGATTTCCAAGAGCCCGCAAGTACAATAATCGGGATTAATTGGTGATTCCATTCCTACTGCCAAACAATCCTTATGATGCTGTGCATGTTGCGCCCATTTAACTAGTTTGGATATATCCTTTACAGCATTCATTGAAGCTGCGCAAAATTCCATGTTTGCGTCTGCCTGCGAAATAACATCTTCCTCGCTTTCACCTTCCTCAAGTTCGTCTTTCAGGAAGGCATCCACCACCGGCTTGCCGATATGCGGGTCTGAGAAGCCAGCTACTACATAGGTCGACACATCGGGCCCCGGTAGCCAAACCGAATCCACGGTAAACCACGGACCGTCTATAGCATAGTTAGCTGCATTGAGCATTTTTAGAATATTACTCATTCCCTTATCTCCTTATGAGAGATTGGATTTCGGATAAGCCGCAATCACACTCTTCTATTGCATCTTCACCGTTTTCCCTAAAGTCATGCACCCATGCACAATCAAATTCATGTGGACTATCCTTTAAAATCCACTCCACAATACGCTTGATATCGGGGAGCGCAGAAAGTGCCGCACGCGCCGTAGAATCCGCGAATGAATCTGACCTTTCATATTTAGTCGTTTCTTTCATTAATTCATATATCGCGCTCATGCATAGCCTCCTGTAGCTCTTGTTCGGGGATGCCGAAAACTCTCAACGCGCAGAGAGTCATGGCGAGAGCTAAAGTCTTCTCATCCGCTTGAGCATCAACCGCATCTATTCTGCAAAAATATAGCCCATCCCTTGTTGGCACACTTTCGACAACCCAAGCATTCATATCTGCGGCATATTCCAGCAACTCGGCTGCATCGTTGAGGTCTGTGGAGGGGTTCCATTCATGATATTGCCGTTGAGTATCAGGGCTTTCGTGGGAGCCGGTAAACCACTGGCCGTCAGAATACATATCAATGCCTGAGCTTAGTTCCCAGCCCATAGCGCGCCCGGCTAATTCGTTTAGTTTGGTGTTCACTTCAATTGCTCCCTATGAGTGCTTGAGTTCTAGTTTGCGACGAAGGCCAGCGGGTAAACAATCTAGTGCCTGTTTGTATCCTTCCGCCGTGGGCTTAACTATCTCGGGTGCCTTGTAGGTCTCAAGAGGTCTCCGGGAGGAAGACGTGTTCAGGATATTCCAGTTCCCCGTTAATGCCGTAATACTCGGGTTACCTAGCTTGGGCCACTTCGCTTTGTAGGCGCTCCACTTGGCCTTTAGCTCTTGCGGGGTGGCCCCTATCTCCCGAAGCTCCTTGAGCCCTTTGTTAATTTTCCCGCGCTCACTAGAGGTGAGATTTGGCCTAGGGTTGTTATAGGCAAGCATTACCCAGGCTTCATATAACAAATCTTGTTTCACTTCTTTTGTCTCTCTATTGCCCATCGCCATTTCCAGCCTTTAGGAATGCGCTGTAGAAACTCAATCACATAGCCAAACGCGATTAGCGCGTAGGTATTTCCATAGCACCACCTACCTAAATACACGCTAAATTCCTTATTCTGATTTCTTTAACGGTATGACTGTGACTTGAATAGGGTCTCCGGGCCGGTAATGCTTAGCTATTTCAATCGGCACATTGAGCATAATGTCGCCTGAATCAACCCATGACATTTCGCAATGGATTGTCATGCGCTCATCTTTCACGCTGCCGGTTTCGCATTTAACAACATGTCCTTGGAATTGAATGGTCATAAAATCTCCTATTTAGGTTAAACCAAGACCCTTTTCCTCCCTGTCCGGCTTAGGGACAGGTCTACTAATGTAGAGGCCGAAATGGCCTGAGTACTCAGCGTTCCTCCCATTCAAATAAACCCAGGGGCGGCTTACAAGGTCCGGACTGGGAACATACCAGCCTGACAGGGCGCGGGGCGTAAAGGGGAACCGGGGCCCGCTAGCGACAGACTTATATTCCGGGTGCCGCCGGTAGTTTTTGACTAAATCGGGGATATTTTCGGGCATTAACCCTATAGACGGGTGGCTGGCGGATGCTATAATTCCTTTCGGAGCATAGCCTCTGCCGCTTCGGATGCCACGAACATCCTCGGCGCCCTGGGAAGAACCTAACATCTTGCCAGGGCTCAAATTTAGGAGCGACGGTGCATCACCACCGCCGAACCTCCCGATAATCTTAGACCACATAATCGCTCCTGTCTAGGGTGTTTACCCGGCCAATTTAAATAGTCTGCAATCTCTCAGAAACTGGCCCAGCTA